CTCTTCTGTGCTTGTGTAGTGGCCAATTCGCTAGCCTCATAGTGATAATGGGAAGTGATGTTTACAAAGGGAACAGGGTGCTTCCTGAGCAATGCTCGGAGACCTGTAACCAATGTTGTCAAAACGACCCACCCCGGTTGGCGCGGCCTCTCGGTGGAGGGGAAGGAGGAGGAGAGGGAGACACGGTAGGGAGTATATCAGGACGAGCGCCTTGCGCAGTATTTCCTGTGATACCCTCAGTCAACCAAACCACTTTCTTCGCCCCTGCCGATCGGCTGTGCCTGCCAACCAGTACGTCCGGGACCTGGGCACGAATAGCCTTAACTCTGTGATTTTCCTTTGGAATCCACACAGAATTAAGGATATAACTGTCCATTTCACCGAACGTCATCCTACGGTCCAATCTCGCATCAGAGAGGGAGTATGAGAGTTTCCTGGTTTTAACCATAAACTTAAACACACTCCCTTTCGTGACGAGAGCTTGGGCCTGTCCTGCCACAATTGCCGCCATAGCTGACGCCCGACCCATTGTCACCAATCTGTCTTTCTCCAACATCGTACTTTGTACTTTTGCGGAGCGATTCAGTAGTTTCAACAAGTTAGGCGCTAGTACCGGCTCTTGTGCTGCCACCTCATCCCCCCAGTCGAACTCCTTTTGGGCTGCAAAATGCAGATTTTCCAACATGAGTCCGGCAGGTTCCGAATGCAGGTAGTATCGCTGCCTAGGCAGCCACCTACGCAGGTAGTCTCGTACGGTGGTTTGGACCTCCCCCTTAAAACCTTTGGTCTTAGGGAAAGGATCCACTCCACCGTTCGCTACCGCCCGCGCATACCGCTGTATCTCTAGGGGTACAGTCACATGGTTCGATGGCGTAACCAACCCAATACCCGAAAGGGCAGAGGGAAGGAAGCACCACTTACCAAACTCCTGTAGCAGATCACAAAGCTCAGGTGAGGCAAGCTGAAGAGAATAAACCCTCCATCGCCCCTCCCTAGCAATGTGATCTGCCAAACTATCGCCGACATTGGTGACTCCCACCTCGGCATCCTTTATAGGATAGCCGACGCGGAGAATCTTCAAACTAAGCGAATAGCTGCACCGAGAGAATACTACCTGGACGCCTTTTCCGCTGTCTACGCGTGTTTTACCTAAACGGTACACGCGTTCGCAGAAGATCAGGTGGGTCAACGAGATTATGGTCTTTCCCCAGTTCACACCCATCCCCGTTAGGGGCTGGATGTAGTCTAGGTAAAGCCAAATCTGGCGACCTGTCCAGTACGCACCCAAATCGTCACCTTTGATGCGAAATGTCTTCGGGGAAAACCCCAAGCATTCGCAGGCATAGGCGTGGATAAGGGAAAGCGTAGGCCAAGATCCTCCCTTGCCAAGGTCAGTGCCCCGTAAAATACGGTGCTTCTGCCCTTCAGCGTCAAGGAGGAAATCGGCTGATGATGCGCTCGGATGCATAGATCGCATGGCCGCAAAGAGTGCTAAGACATCTTGTCTAAGCATATCTGAGGCTGCGCGCAAATCTGCACCGAATGCGTAGTATTGATCCGCAACGAGCCATGGGAACTTACGCTTGCCTTCACCTAAAGGTGGAAAGCGATTGTAATTACCGTGGTTCGAAATACGGAACGACATGCTGTCGGGATCTCCTTGGAGAGACCCACGAAGAGCGGGATGGCGAGCCATTTCCACTCTAAGCTGGGCCCCGGCAGTCTCGGTGTCAACTGTCTCGTAGAGGGGATGAATTGTCGCAATGCGACATTTACCTCCCCACTCCGGGATAAGCGCCAACCGAGCCTCCCCTTGTGCCGCCGCATCTTCTGGATTATCGAATCGCAGAGCTGAACCCATATGGTGTTGCAGCTTCACGGTATCTTTATCCAGTTGAGCAGGCGAGCGTCCTAGGAGAACCGTAACAGGTTCTTGATCGAGAGGGTACACCGGAAAGGTCTCAGGTCTGCTTTCGCACATAGTGCGGTATAGCAGAGCAGATTCCTTCCGCTTTCCCCCCTCATGCCTCGGAGTTCGTAGAGTGCCAGCCTCGCCCGCCATCGCCGCCAAATTTGGCGGAACCCGATCGGGCGCGAACAGCGCTTTCCTCTCCCCATGGCTAGGCATTGTCCATCGATGTCGTTCTGTTATCCAACTTGCATCAACCAGTAATGGTGTTGCAAAGGGATAGCAGCGACGGTCAATGAATGACACAGCCTCTTCTCTCAGCCGTTTGGCTGAGGGTTTCTCTAACGCTCTTGAAGCAAACGATAACTGGAGAAGGGAGCTCTTGCTCCACTTCCACAGTCGTCGTAGCCTCTCGGGAATCAGAGGACGTACTTGTTTCCATAGTTGTTGGTATGCAGGATTAGACACGGCCATTGGCCCGTCATATGCATGCATTCCCAACTTCCTGGAGCAGTTCAGCCGTTCCTTCAGGACGGCGATAGACTCTCCCAGCCAACATCTTGTTGCTGGGAAGGCTGCCGCCATCCGTCGGAATGAACGTGTAGTACCGCATAGTGGTGCTGCACCCCTCCACAGGCTATCGCGAATTTCGCGAGTGGACGAGGTCGGGGAACCACTGGTATCCCCACCTGGCAACCTACGCGCCCTTTTGGGCGACGCAGTTTTGTGTTGCGGCCTAGTCGGTTTGAAAACCGTCTGGCACCCTCCCAGCAACTTAGTCGTGCTTTCAAGTTTTGGCCTGGCATTCCCGGAAACGGTATGTGCTTCAGTCATAAAATGATCGCGCTTTTGAGTTGTTGTC